AAAAATTATTGGTATAAGAGACCTCGAGATCATCTAGTATCTTTAGGTACTTACGATATGCGTCTTCATCAAAGATAACGACGTCATCGCCCAGTACATGGTACCTGCCTTTCGCTGCTTGTCTGGAGCCGAAGCTGTGCCAAACAAGGACGTGATGACAGAATGCCATGAACGGTCACGAGGATAATGCTCCCATAGGTTGTCCTGTAGTGTATCGGACATGACTTTTGAACTCATCTTCTTGTAGTCAGTGGTCTTTGACAGATTTACTTACAGTGAAGTCTCTATCAAAGAGTCCAACCCAAGCGGTTCCGAGTCCGGGCCGTCATTTGTTACCTATTTCCTCATAAAGTTCTTTTGGTATCCGATCTGTCGCTGAAGACATATCAGCAAACCCGTAAAAAGGTTTCTTTTGTGCCGACATTGACTTTGCAGATTCCACCACTTTATTGTGGTCAAATGTACAATCTTCTGGAATACCTTTCAGTATTATCATTAGATCGTCATGAAAATCACTTAAGAGGCTCTGAGTAAGTGAATCAACTATTGCGAAAATCCGAGGTTTAAGTTTCCCGGCTTCGTGGGTAAGAGAAATTTTCCCCGTATGAAGTTGGCGATTTGAATCTACCAGGTCTTCGTATGGTTCAAGCTTGTCTTCGACCCATTCATCTGCATCTCCTTGATAGTAAGATTCTGCGAAAGCAATCAAATTATCTTGAAGATCTGATTTAATAATTGATGCACGATCCCAAGGAAACGAGAAGAAACCTACTCCATTCGGTGTCGACTTTGATGAAACCATCATTCTCGGCGTCTGATAAGTAGTTATTACATCAGAAACCTTGTTGACGGCTTCAGAACCTATTTCTAGGTGTCTAATCTTTTTGGAATAGTTTGCCACCGTTTCCCCAACCGACTCCAAGCAGCGCGTAATAGCGGGCAGAGGATCAGTTTTGGATACATTGGTGATAGAACCGAGATTAGTTCTGGTAGGAACAGTAATTAGACGACGAGTACTTACTAATGTTAGCACTAATCGAATTGAAGTGATTTCTCCTTGGAGGCAATTGCTCTTAAGCCGATTACCTAATCAGGTTGGTCACCCGTCACTGTCCTTACCGAGGCTAATCCCCGTGTGCTCCAGTTGCCCGTCTAGTTGATACAAGATCTGTTCAACGGATTCACCGGTAGATTTCAAATATCTAACAGTGTATTCTGGACCTTTATGTTTCAGGACATGCTTTATATATTTAACACATCGGTGCGTTTCAGGTCAAAGATCATCTGGAAACAAGTGAACAAGAGTGTGAGAAAGCATTCGAGTAAATTCGTCAAATTCCTGATTGAGTTTATTCTTATGTTGGATCTTCTTATGTTCGTTTGTAGAAAGTTGTGTTGAGTTCAATAATTTTGAGGACTTAACCTTTGTTCCGGGATTAGGATGTTTAATCATTCTCATCTGGTGAATGCAAACTAGGGTAAGATACTAATATCTTTCCGGGTGTTCAATCCGGAGGTTCCCTCG